CGCGAAAGTAATATGAGGTTAAAGAAAGCAGCTTCCCTCACGGGCGTTGAGGCCGTAATGTTTACGGCGCAACGGAAAATAGCTGCAATCCTACCCTCATTTAAGCTCTCGCATATACTGGACGGATGTAGATGGGGGCCAGGTAGTACGTTCACTTTAAAAGGTGAACATGCTACCTTGGTTGACAAGATTCGGGAATACCCGATCAGCGTCACACCAAGGGCTCTCGGCTACCTTAAGACAGTTATCGAGGCAGATCCACACTGGATGGAAGCCATCATTAATACCGATGGTGACCAAACAGTTATGGGACCCGCTTCATTGCTGCCGTGCTGTTTCACAACAGTACGAGGTTGTCGAGGGACTCTTGTAGACAAATCCGCTAAGATTAAGCGAAGTATTGCGATCGAGCCAACTGGAAATATTTTCCTCCAGTTGGGCGTAGGTCGCGTATTTCGTCGTAGTCTTAAACGAGTCGGTGTCGATCTAAACGATCAGACGCACAATCAGTTCTTAGCTGCCTTAGCCTCCGTAACTGGAGATGAGGCGACTATTGATCTGAAGAATGCGTCAGACACCGTGTGTACGGAGCTGGTGTATCGGCTCTTTCCTCTCGAGTGGGCTGTTCTTCTCGATCAGCTCAGATCCCCAGAGATCCAGTGGTCAAAGACTTGGGTTCGGTTGAACAAGTTTTCCTCAATGCGAAACGGGTTCACTTTCGAACTTGAGTCGATGATTTTCTGGGCTCTAACTTCCGCTGTTATGGAAGTGCAGGGGGTTAGAGGAAACTTGGGAATATACGGAGATGACATCATTTGCCCCGTAGAGTGCGTGCCGCTCCTCCGCGAGGTACTCGCTTACTGCGGCTTTACCCTGAATAAGGATAAGTCGCATGACAGCGGTTACTTTCGCGAAAGTTGCGGTCGGCATTTTTATGGGGGTCGTGATTGCACTCCTATATATCAGAAGGAAATACCCAACACGCTCCCAGAGCTCTACCGACTTGCTAATCGGATCTATCGTTCTGCTTTGCAAAACGATTATTCTGATTTTGCTTGCCGTCGAGGCTGGTTACGTGGAATCTGGCAGGTTTCCTGCCGGAGGGTCACAGAAGTATTTCTGTGCCAGCGGTATAGAAGCGGAGACAGATCAAGAGGGATGGGTGACGAGGTTTTACTCTTGTCAGCCATCAAGCTAGGTCTGCACCTTGTCCCTTTACGGGACACGAGCGATGACGGATTGATGGTACCTCTTCGGTACCTACAGTACGGCATACTCGGCTTCCAACACGGGGGGTGGAAACTTCCCGTGTTGTCCTTCCGACCTAAGCAGAAAACTGCAGATGGTCGTCCCTTACTTGCGTACATACTACGTTTTGGCGGCGATGAGCCCTTCAACGGACGCGTTGCCGTCAGACGTAGGGGAAAGTATCTCACGAGAAGGAGGTGGTTCTATCCTATCCCGTGGGGTGCTTTGCCGTCTACGCTTGACGTTGCCATAGGCTAAGTTCTTACAAAGAACCGCCTACGGTTTGTG